GTGTCAGTCATCAAGCTTTCCCCGCCACTCCCCCCGATGGACGAGTTCTACCTGACTCGTCTCGCGGTGGCCGAGTTGACCGCGATGCACCTCACGCGAGAGGAGGTCCAGGGCCTCGTCCAGGAGGCGTACGACAAGTACGACATCATCGCGACCCCTTCCATTGCGAAGGAGGCCGAGGCGGGCCGCGTGATCGAGGACGCCCGCGAAGTGTCGGACCAGGCCGACTACCTGGCCGCGAACGACCCGGCCCAGACGCAGATCACCGACTTCATCGGGGGTGCCTGATGGTTGCCGAGTCGTACGACGTGGCCGCCGCGGAGGCGGTCGAGATCGCCAACACTCCCCCAGTGAGCACCCGCCGCGTACGGGTCACGGTCGAGGGTGACGCCCACTACATCGGGAAGAACCTGCGGGTCGTGACCCCCGAGGGTCCCACGATCGTGGTTGGTGAGGACTGGGCCGGCGTCACGGTCGAGGACCTCGCCCCGGAGTACGTGTGGACCGACGCTGATGTGGTCCAGTGGATCGGCACGGACGTCACGTACACCCGCCGCAGGATGGAGGGCAACACGTCCCGATGGTTCTCCGGCGCACCGACGCTGACCATCTTCGGCCGGACCGACACCGCGATCTCCGCCGCCGTGAGAGACGGACGCGCGCGCGTCCTGCGCCGCCAGGCGGTCGACCAGTGAGCCACGCCACCAACGGGCGCGCACGCGAACACCGCGTGTCTGACCATATGACGCGCCGCAGGTGGATCCAGGTAGCAAGGTCTGCCGGATCCAAGGGTGCCGCCGACCTCATCATGGTTCACCCCGTCTTCGGCCTGGCTCTCGTCCAGGTCGGCACCGAGAAATCCAAGAAGCTCGGGCCCGCCGATCGCGACCGACTGGTCACGCTCGCTGACCTGTGCTCAGCGCTCCCCCTCGTCGCCTTGTGCGCCCAGGGCCGTACGCCGCGGTTCCTTCAGGCGACCCGCGATGTTCCTTCTACCTGGGATGAGGTGACGGTGTGACCGAGCCGCTTCTGTTCGGGCCCGCCACGTCGGCGGCATGGATGGACTTCGCCCACTGTCGCGACGTGGACCCTGCCCGTATGCAACCGGACGCCGCGCTGCGTACCTCGGTGGAGGACACGAAGGCGGAGGTCTGCGGGCCGTGCCCCGTCCGCCGCGAGTGCTTCCAGCACGCCAAGGACCAGGGCGAGGCGTACGGCATCCATGCCGGCGTGTGGTTCGGGGAGGACCCCGTGTGGTTGCAGGTGCTGACCTGTCCTGCGCCCGCCTGCGGGAAGGAGTTCATCCGGTCCCCGAAGGCTGGGGGGCAGCGGTACTGCTCGCAGAAGTGCCGGCGGGCGGCGGATCGAGCCCGGAGCAAGGCCGCCTGACTCTCTCGCGCTCGCCAGTTCGCGCGTAGTGCTTGCGCACTGCGCGCGAACTGCGTAGTATCTACGTCATGGAGACCGAGACCGAAGCAACGACGTTCGACTGCATGACCTGTGGTGCGTCGCACGTGTTCGACACCGCCGACGAGGCCCGCGACTACGACGAGGGCCACGTCGATCTGGGGCACGTGACGGTCCTTCAAGAGATCGCCTGACCACCCGTACCGGGATGCCCTGCGAGGGGGCAGGGCATCCCACCTTCTCGATTGGAGACCGAGACCATGAGTGACAAGCTGACTGTTCAAGAGGCGTGGGCCGCCGTGATGGCCGACGTCCAGGGGCTGGGCAAGAACCAGGCCGTGACCTCCGGGCCCGCCCGGTTCAACTTCCGTGGTGTCGATGACGTGATGAACGCTGTCGGCCCCGTGCTGCGAACCCACGGCGTGTCCGTCGTGCCGACCGAGGTCACGCACTCCCCCGAGAACGTGACCACCTCGAACGGCAAGGGGATGCGCAACGTCACGGTGTTCGTGAAGTACGCCATCCACGGGCCCGCGGGCGACACGATGGCGGGGGCCGCCGCGGGCGAGGCCGCCGACTCCGGCGACAAGGCCACCCCCAAGGCCATGAGCGTGGCGTTCCGTACGTTCCTCCTTCAGGCCCTGTGTCTGCCGACGAACGAGCCTGACCCGGACGAGCACCAGTACGAGCGGGCCGCCCCTCCCGCCGAGATCACCCCGGACCAGCGTCGCGCGATGATCCTTCAGGGTCTGGGCGAGTCGGAGACCGAGGCCGCGGTGCGCGAGTGGGGGAACCGTGCCCACGCGTTCGGGCTGCTGGATGACGCGCTGAAGGCGACCGTGGACCAGCACCTCGCCCGCGTCACTGGACAGGCGGTGGCGTCATGACCGCCGAGACCGTGGCCCCTGTCGGCCTGAACGGGGACGTGGTCGAGAACGTCACCGCGTCCGTCCAGGCCCTGAGTGACAGGCTTCTTGGCCTGGTCACCGAGTGCACCGACCCCGAGGGCCGTGACCTGGCAGAGCTGCTGTGGAGCGTCCGTGAGGCCCGCGTCTTCCTTCTGTCGATCGAGCGGACCCTGGAGGAGGAGACCGCCAAGTCGATGCTGGCGGACAACGCCGAGAGCGGCACCCTGCGCGTGGAGCGCTCCCGCCGGCCAGACCGGAAGTCGTGGGAGCACGCCGCCTGGCAGGCCGAAGTTCGCCGCAAGGTCATCCAGGCCGAGGGCCTGAAGGGCGCGCACGTCATCAGCGCGGACGGCGAGGAGCTGGACGTGTCCCTGGAAGCGGTCGTACGCCGCGTGCAGGAGGTCCACGGTTCGGCCGCCCCGAAGGTGACCGGGCTCCGTGGACTCGGGATCGACGCTGACGACTACTGCGAGCGGTCCCCGGGGCCGTGGGCCGTGAAGGTCACGCGGATGGCCGACGAGGGGGCCAGCCAGTGAAAGCCAGTCGCGCCCCGGGTGGCTCGATCCACGATCACCAGAACGCCATGAAGTGGGCCCGCCGCTGGTCCCGCGCCTGGAACACCCGCTATCAGGTCAGGTGGGCCAAGGCCAGCGCCGTGTGGCACGTGTTCCCCACTGACAAGCCCGCACACCACAGGAGGGCCGCGTGAGCCTCACCCCAGGTCAGGTGCAACAGCGCCTGTTCGACGTACACCAGGAGCTCGGGGCCGCCGCCCGTGCGGTAGCGGATGCCCGGAATGCCGAGGTCCACGCGATCGAGGCGCTGACGATGGCGAAGGCTCGCGCGATCCTGTCCGAGGAGTGCCCGCGCCCGAAGCGAGGAGAGAACGGCGTCACGGTCGCGGACCGTGACGCGTGGGTGGACCAGGCGACCAGTGACGAGCGGTTCGACGCCGCGGTGAAGGAGCAGGTCCGGAAGGCCGCTGAGGACCGTCTGCGGGTCGTACGTGACCAGGCGTCCGTCGTCCAGTCACTGTCTGCGCTCATGCGCGCTGAGATGTCCCTGGGTGCCGGGGTGGGTGCGTGATGGCGAAGCAGTGGGGGAAGCTCTATGGCGACCTGCACGACCACCCGAAGATGCGTCGCGCCCGGAAGGGTGGCGACCGTCCCCGCGACGCTTCCGCGATCGGGCTGTGGGTATGCGCCGAGTCGTGGTGCATCGACAACTTCCACACCGATGGGTGGGTGCCGGCGGAGGAACTGGACCGGTGGGACTCGAACGCCGAGATCCTGGCTCAGCGGCTCGTGGACGCAAACCTCTGGGTCGCGGAGGAGCGCGACGGGGAACCGGGGTTCCAGTTCTGGCAGTGGACCGACCACCAGGAGTCCGCCGAGAAGATCAACGCGAAGCGGGAGAAGAACCGGGTGCGGATGGCCAACAACCGGGGCACGTCCCCGAGTCCCGCGCCGCGCCCGAAGGCGACCCCGAAGCCGAAGCCTGAACCGGCTGATGATGGCGGGTTCGATGAGTTCTGGGCCGCCTACCCGAAGAAGCAGTCCAAGAAGACCGCACAGACCGCCTACGCGAAGGCCCGCAAGTCCGCGCCCGCCGAGACGATCATGAAGGGCCTGGTCATGGCCAAGGCGATGTGGCAGGGCAAGGATCCCCAGTTCATCCCGCACGCCGCGACGTGGCTGAACGGTGGACGCTGGGAGGACGAACCCCTCAACGCCGCACCGTCCGACGACCCCCAGCCCACGCGGACCATCCTGCGACAGTGCCGCGACAACGAGAACCACGACCGTCACGAGTGGACCGACATGCGCAACGTCTATCTCTGCCAGGGCATCCAGGACCACGACCCCGCTGACCCGTGGGCCATCGCATGACCGCTACGCAGAACACCGACGCCGAGAGGGCCCTGCTCTCCGCACTCCTCACCGGTCGGTGCGACATGGACGAGCTCGGGCCGATGCTCACCGAGGCGGACTTCTGGAACCCGCACCACGGCGCGGTGTGGGACGCGTGCGTGACCGCTCACGGGCGGGGTGACCGGATCGACCCCGTCACCCTGCCCGTGGAGGCACGACACAAGACCCTCCTGGTCGACCTTATGGTGTCCGATGTCCTCCCGGTCCAGGCACCGCGGTACGCCGCCCAGGTGGCCGACGCTGCCCTGCGCCGCCGACTCGTGGACGCGGCCCTGTCGATCAGGCAGCGCGCCGAAGACCCAGACGCCGGCTCCGGTGAGGAGGCCGCCCGCGAGGCAGAGTCGATCGTCGCGAAGGCCGCCGAGTCCGCCGAAACCTCTGACTCGGGGGTGGCGCTCGAGGAGGCCGTGGACCTCACCTTGGATTGGATCGAGCACCCCCAGCAGACCGCGCCGACGCCGTGGCCTGAGGTGAACGACGCCACCAACGGTCTACGCCCGGGGCAGATGATCACCGTCGCGGCACGCCCGGGGCACGGCAAGTCGCTGGTGGCCGCGAACGTCGGCATGTTCACCGCGATGCAGGGGCAGCCCGTCCACATCGCCTCCCTGGAGATGTCGCGGGAGGAGTACGTGTCCCGGTTCCTCGCGAACCTCGCGAAGGTGTCCCTGGGCAACATCATCAACCGGCAGTTGTCGGACCGTGAGTGGTCCCAGATCAGCGACGCCGCGGAACGCCTCCGACACCTCCCCCTGTGGATCGATGACCGTCCCGCCCAGTCGATGACCCAGATCCGGGCCGCCGCCCGCCGCACGCAGCGCAAGTTCGGCAAGCCCCTCGGGCTGATCGCGATCGACTACGCCCAGTTGGTCAGGCCGGCCGATGCCCGGATGCCGCGTGAACAGCAGGTGGCGCAGATCTCCGGGACCGTGAAGCTCACGGCGAAGGAGTACGCCTGTCCGGTGTTGCTGCTGGCCCAGTTGAACCGTGGCAACGTGAACCGGACCGACAAGACTCCGATGGTGTCGGACCTCCGCGAATCTGGCGCGCTCGAGCAGGATAGCGATCAGGTGTGGCTGCTGCACCGCCCGGACCAGTACGAGCGGGAGTCGGATCGTGCGGGCGAGGTCGACCTGATCGTGGGGAAGAACCGTGGCGGCCCCTCGGGGGTTCAGGTGTCCCTGTCGTTCCAGGGTCACTATGGCCGGATCGCGTCCATGGTCTGAGAAACATCCGGTCCGACTGTTTCGAATCGAGCTCGTGAGGACTCTCCCCTACATGGCACGCACACACAGCAGACGAGGCGACTACGACAGGCGACGCACCCAGCAGAAGCGGGCAGCGGCTCGCACCTGTCCTGAGTGCGGACGAAAGGACGCGATCCGCGTAACCGTGAACCCACCCACCCATACGCGTTCGTGCCGGTGGTGCCCATACGAAGACACCACGGTTTTCGAATGACCCCCTGACCCTCTCCCCTGTGGTGCCCCCGTCGTGATGGCGGGGGCACTTCGTATTTTGGGGTGCGTAGTGGTTGCGTAGTTGGTGCGCAGTGCGTATTATCGATGCCATGGAGACCAAGACCGAGACGCCGTTTGCGGCGAACAACCTGGAGCCCGGTGCCGAAACCTGCATCCACTGCGGGCAGACCCGCTCCGGCCACAGCCTGATCACGGCTGCGTGCCGCAAGGCGGGCTACTACGGCAACCACTTCGACCCCGTGCCCACCACCCACGTGACCGTGAGCATCCCTAACGATGACCTCGTTTGGCAGTACGGAACCCGTTGGGAGACCGCCGAGGGGCACACCGATGAGTGGTGGTCGTCGGAGAAGTTCGCCCGTGACTACACGTCCAACGCCCGCGGGAACCCCTCCCTGGTTCGCCGGATGCTCATCACGGGCCCCGCCGAGGTGGTCCTGTGACCTTCTCCGCCACTGACTTCTTCTGCGGCATGGGCGGCTCGAGCACCGGGCTCGTGGGCGCTGGCTTCCAGGTGAAGCTCGCCGCGAACCACTGGAACCGGGCCATCGAGACCCACTCCAGCAACCACCCCGACACCGAGCACGTGTGCGCCGACCTGTCCGGCGTGGACTTCCGCTACCTCCCGGACACGGACATCCTGTGGGCCTCCCCCATCTGCACCGAACTCTCCCCCGCCGGCGGCCGGTCGAAGAAGCCCCTGGGCCAGGGTGCGCTTGCGTTGGGCCTCGGGGACGACGAGGACAACCTGACCGCCGAGGGCAACCCCCTCCCCCAGGCTGCGTTCGAGCGGACCCGGACCACGTTCTGGGAAGTCATCCGCGCGGCTGAAGTCAAAAGCTACAAGGCCGTCCTGGTCGAGAACGTGGCGGAGGCCGCCGACTGGCCCCTGTTCGACGTGTGGCTGTCCGGGATGACCGCTCTCGGCTACAACCACCAGTTCGTGTCTGTGTCGGCCGCGCACGTCGGCTACACCGATGAGAACCCCAACGCCCCGCAGTGGCGCGACCGCCTGTACGTCGTGCTGACCCGCAAGGGCATCAAGCTCCCCGACGTGGAGCCCCGCCCGATGGCGTTCTGTGGCCGCTGCGACTGTGTGGTGCCCGCCAAGCAGGCGTGGAAGAAGCAGGGCCGCCGGATCGGGAAGTACGGCAAGCAGTACGTGTACGTGTGTCCGCAGTGCCCCGAGATCGTGGAGCCGTACGTGGCTCCCGCGGCGGCTGCGATCGACTGGACCGACCTCGGGACCCGCATCGGTGACCGGGCGAAGCCCCTCGGTGCCGCGACCATGCGCCGCATCAAGATGGGCCTGGAGACCATCGGGAACCCTGCCCTGGTCGCCGCTGGCGGCAACACCTACGACGGTGCGTCCGGCGCGAACAACAACTACGTCCGGGCGTGGCCCGTGGACTCGTCCCCGACCCCTGCCCAGGTGACCGCGATCCAGAACGGGGTAGCGCTCACCGACGAGGCACGCAAGGCCGTCCTCACCCTGAACCACGGCGCGAACGGCGGCCACCGGGCGTTCGACCCCGATGGCCGGCCGATGCCCTCGCGCACGGTGAAGAACGGCGAAGCCCTGGCGATGACTGAGGCGTTCGTGACGATGCTCCGCCGCAACGGCGGCAACACCCCGGTGTCGTCCGCACCGCTTCAGGGGTTCACCGCTGGCGGGTTCCACCACGGCCTCACCGTGCCCCCGGGCGCGTTCGTGTCCGCCCATCATGGTGGGTACGCCGAGGGCGACCCGTCGATGAACAAGGCCGTGTCCGAGCCACTGCGCACGATGACGACCCAGGTCAACAAGAGCTTGGTCATCCCCTACCGCAAGGGCGCGAAGCCGTACGCCGCCCAGGCTGCGCCGCTGTCGACCATCGCGACCCACGACCAGCACGGCGTACTCCGGGTCGAGATCTCGGTGGAGGACTGCTACTTCCGGATGCTGTCGCCGCGGGAGGCCGCGAACGCCCAGGCGTTCCCGCAGACCTACGTCATCACCGGGTCCAAGGCTGAGCAGCAGAAGCAGGCCGGTAACGCCGTGGCGGTGAACGTCGCTCACTGGCTGGGCCGCCAGGTTGCGCGGGTGCTCGCATGAAGAAGTGGAACCCGTGGGTTCGGTTCATCTGGGACCACTGGAACCTCGACATGATCACGTGGGAGCAGGCGGCCGAGGAGACCGCGATCGGGTACGACACCGAGATCGCGGAGTTCAAGGAGACGCGGCCCATGCCCCAGTTGAAGGACTACATGACGGGGCTCTCCGGCCAGTGGCGGCACCAGACCGGCCAGCTCGAGGTGGCGTGATGGGCGGCCACACGAAGGGGCTCGCGGTCGACCTGATCGCAGACCCCGACGACCCCCGCCACGGCACCACCGCCGGCCACTGGGCGCACCACCGCGCCGATGTCCCGCAGTGCGACCCCTGCCTGATCGCAAAGGCCCGCTACGACAAACAGCGCCGGGTGAACGACTACCAGGGGAAGGTCCGGAAGGTCTCGACCTTGGGCGCACGTCGACGCATCGAGGCCCTACAGGCGATCGGGTGGACGAACACCCAGATTGCGGAGGCCGCAGGGTTCAACGATCGTCAGGGGCTCCAGTACGCCAAGTACCACGACCAGATCACGGTCCCGACGTTCGAGCGGATCGCGACGGCGTACGAACGCCTGTCGATGCGGGTCCCGCCGGACTCGTTCGGGAAGTCCCGCGCCATGGCCGCGGCCCGCAAGAACGGATGGGTTCCGCCGCTGGCGTGGGACGACATCGACAACGACGAGGCCCCCGCGGCCGCTGCGATCCCGCCCAAGCCGAAGCCGGACCGTCTGGCCCTGTTGCAGCGTGCCGACGAGGCCGAGCAGACCGCGAAGCAGGCAGCCGAGGAGATCGGGGTGTCTCAGGAGGGCCTGAACCGGTGGTGCAAGCGCCACGGGCACATGGACCTCTACTTCCGGCTGCTGCGCCGGGACCCGAAGTTCAACGGCAATCAGTACCGAGCCGCGTAACCCAACACACAAGGAGAACCACCAGAATGACTCTGCCCACCATCACCATCGTCGGCAACACCACCGGGCCCGCGGAACTGCGGTTCCTGGAGGCGTCGGGTAAGGCCGTCTGCAACCTGACCGTGGTCGCCAACAAGCGGACCCGCAACAAGCAGACCAACGAGTGGGAGGACGGGGGACGGTCCCCGTTCATCCGCGTCACGCTCTGGGAGCAGGCCGCCGAGGACCTGGCCGAGGCCCTGGGCAACGTCCAGTCCGCGAAGGTCATCGTCACCGGGACCCTGATCGCCCGGGAGTACGAGAAGAACGGCGAGAAGCGGGAGTCCATCGAGCTCGACTACGCGACCGTGGGCATCATCCCTGCGTCGACCCGTCCCCGCGGCCAGCAGGGACAGCAGCACCGGCCCCAGCAGGGCCAGCGTGACCCGTGGGCCGCTCCGCCGGCGAACGACCCGTGGGCGACCCCGGCCCCCGCCGACGAGCCGCCGTTCTGATGGCCGACCCGATCGGCGAAAGCCTGGAGATCCAGCCCACCGCGTGCACCTCGTGCCGCATGGGTTCCGAAGACTGCATGGCCCGCCTGAACCGGACCTCTGTGGCTGGCAAGGGCCAGAAGCGGGGGCGGGGCGGTGTTGTTGGTCGTGGCCTGGCGTGCTGCACGTCGTGCGCGGACGGCAACACCCACCCCGCGACGGGTGAGGGGATCGCCTGCGCGGACCACGGCAAGATGTGGGCGCGGAAGAAGTGAGGCGTACGGACCCGTCCGCGAAGACGGTACGGGCAGTGAGAGACCGCGACGGGCACGCCTGTGTCCGTTGCGGTTCTCCGCGTGACCTGACCACCCAGCACCGGGTAGCCCGCGGCATGGGCGGCACTCGAGCCTCGTGGATCAACGAGCCCGCGAACCTGATCACGCTGTGCGGGTCGGGCACCACGGGGTGCCATGGCTGGGTGGAGGCGAACCCGACGATGGGCCGCCATCTGGGGCTGTCGGTGTCTCGCTACGGCCTGCCTCCCGCCGAGGTGCCGGTACTGACGTGGCGCGACGGGTTCGTGCTCCTCGACAACCACGGCGGCTGGACCCTCGTCCCCGAGGCCGACGTGCCCGACATACCCGATTTTGGTGTATGCGCAGTGCTTGCGTAGTTGGTGCGTAGTGCTCTAGATTTGGTGGTGGAGACCGATAGACCACCAACCAAAGAGGAGTGATCTCCATGCCGTGGTTCGTACCGCCCAGCAAGGGCAAGAAGGCCAAGAAGTCGAAGGTCAAGAAGGAGCGCTTCACCGCTCTGGGCCTGTCGCCGAAGGCCGCACGGAAGGCCGCGAAGCGGGCCCGCCGGAACGGCCGAAAGACCTGGTAGTGGCCCTTCGGGGTGCGGTTGGGCGGCTGCGTGCCGCCACTGCGGAGTTGCGTCGGGTGAGTGAGAACCCCGGCGCAACTCCGGCCCGAATCAAGGCGGCTCAGGACGAGCTGTCCAAGGCACAGACCGAAGAACTTCAGTCACGAAAGGGAGACCATGACTGACCAGATCCCGCCACCGTTCAAGGACGGCGGCCACCACAACACGACCCCCCACGGGTCCCCCAGCGTCCACCACGCCCCCGAGGCGCTGAAGGTGCTGACCGAGGAGTTCGCCGACGTAGCGCACCTGCCTGGCGCTGGATACAACGCACCTCGGCACATGGCCGAACGCGGACTCAAGGCGATGGACCTCGCCGGCCTGGCGGTCGTCACCGCCGAGCCCGACGACATGCCGACTCGGATCGAGCGGGCGCTGACGATGCTGGACGCCGCCGAGGCACTGGCCGGCACCAACTCCGCCGTGGAGATCGGCGGGTTCCGCATCGAGGAGTGCGACAACCAGGGAGAGACCGCGACCACGCGGAACCTGCACACCGCGGGCCGTGAGGCCGAGCGCCTGGAGACCGAGAACAAGCGACTGAAGGACGCCGCGCCGAACGTCGAGGAAGACCAGCGCGTGAAGGCGTGGTATCAGATCGCTGATCACCCCGCGTTCCGGTCGTGCTACGAGGAGGAGCGTCCGCTGATCGAGGCTGTGGTGGACAAGATCACTGCGCTGGAGGCCGAGAACCAGCGGCTGACGAGGGCGTGCCAGCAGAAGAATGGCGACTGCGAGCGCTACGCGAAGGCAGCCGCGAAGGCCGAGAAGGACGCCCGGGACCTGGAACGCCAGCGCAACGACGCGTCGGCGCGTGAGAGGAACTGGGCCGCCCAGATGGAGCGCACCGAGCAGCAGCACGAGAACGTCAGCATCCAGCTGTCCGGCGCGCGGGTCGAGGTCGCCCGACTCCGGGAGGCGCTGACCGAGATCCGCGGTGCGGCTCTGGGTGAGGACCCGAAGGACCGGCGTATGGCGCTGCTGGTGATCTGGGCGCTTGCCGGCCAGGCCCTGGAGGGTGGCTCCGATGAGTGAGGTCTTTACGCTGGGTGACACCCTGCCGAACCTGTACATCCCGTACCCGTCGTGCGGCCACTGCTTCAACGACGTGACGATCGAGGACGGCTACGCCTACTGCGAGACCTGCCGTATCCAGTGGCCGGACATCTCCGAGGACGCCACCGCGTCGCCCGACGAGAACGTGGAGGGTACGGAGGTTCCCTGCGAGATCGTCCACGACCAGCAGAAGGCCCCGTACGACCACGACGGGAAGCGCTGGGAGTTCGGACCGCCGCAGCCCTGCATCCTGCCGTCCGGTCACGAGGGCCCCGGCCTGTGCCCGGTGGAGGCGACGATCACGCCGTTCGAGGAGGTGGCCACCCATGGGTGAGCAGACCCGCACCGAGCGCCGCACGAAGAAGCACACGGCCATGATCGACCAGTTCAACGAGCTGTGCCCGATCGGCTCGCCCGTCGTCTTCTGGCCCGGAGTCAGGGACGGCGAGGGCCGCAAGAGCACCACCCGCTCGGTGGCGTGGCTGCTGGGCGACCACACACCGGTGGTGATGGTGGAGGGCTACCCCGGCGGCATCGCGCTGGCCAACGTGATGCCGTACGCGCCCCACCCGAAGCAGGCCAAGCGAGCGGCGTGGGAGGAGGGCGTCCGCGCGGCCCACCGGTCAAACCTGACGCTGTTCGCCATCAAGCAGGTCAACCCATACCGCACGGAGGAGAAGGCCGATGACTGAGACCAAGACTGACCCGCTGGACTTCGGGGCGCTCACCGAGCGACTGGAGGCCAACCCCACCGCCTTCCGCGCCGACACGATCCGTCGCGAGATCGCCGCCGAGCTCGTGCGCTCCGCCGACATCGTCCGGCAGTGGCAACTCATGCACGGCCTTGGCCAGCACATCGCGAACCCGTGTCTCCGGTGTGAGGCATGGGAGCGCGCCGAGGTGGTGCTGAGGGCTCGCGCCCGGGAGCTGGAGGAGGGGTCATGTTCTGGTGGATGAGGCTCCGGTTCTTCCCGAAGGTCCGGTGTGCGGGCTGTGGCCACTCCCCGTGGCTGCACGGGTCCCGCTGGGTCCCCGGGTGCGGTGTCCGCTTCTGTCGGTGCCGTGCTGACTACCTCCGTTCATCCTCGAGCAACAAGGATCGGTGATCCGGTGAACCTGACCGAACTGCTTCAGCGTGTCCCGGGGGTGTATGACGATCTCCACCACGCGCACAGCGTGAAGGTGGGTGAGCCCTCCGAGCAGGTGGCGCACGCTGACCCGGAGTCCTCTCCCCCGGGCAAACTGGCTGTGATCGAGCACCGCTACAAGCTCGTGCGGGTCCTGCGGTGGTGGGTGGATGCCGTACGCGACCCCGCCGACACCACTCCCCCGGTGGGTGGGTCGGTGGTCCGCATGGCGCTGTTCCTGATCACCCACCTCGAGCGGATGGCCGAGGAGGACCGGGCCGACCTGCGGGACGAACTCCGGGAGTGGCGCTACCAGGCGTGGCGTCTGATGGACCCCGCGCCCACGTCCGCGGAGGACCGGAAGAACGGGACGCCGTGGCGTCTGCCGCCGGAGACGCCACAGCAGATCGTGCCCGTGCACGTGGCCGCGAAACTCCTCGGGGTGACCACTCAGACCATCCGGAACCGGGCCCCAGGCCCGACCGCCGGCAAGGTCAAGGTGGAGGACGTCCTGACCAAGGAAGACCTGTGCGTCCACGACCTGTGGGTGCGCTGCTGCACCGAGTGCGGTGCATCGCGCGTTGCGTAGTGCGTGCGTAGTTTGGTACTCTTTCGCGTAGAGTCACCGCAGTGTGATTCGAAGACTTGCCGGGGTGCCCGTACAGGCAGACCCCTCCATAGATACGGCTGCGTCAGGCGCGGCCCCCGGCAGTAAGACCCCCAACCTTGGGTTGGTGGGAAGTCCCACGGGACACAGGTTGTAGCGAACGTCTTGGTCTCCCTCTCGTCGCTCGCTCCCTGTGTCTCGTGGGCATCCATGGCGGGTAGCTCAGTTGGTAGAGCCCCGGATTGTTAATCCGGTCCGCGCAGGTTCGAGCCCTGCCCCGCCAGCCAGGAACCAGGGAGACCCCTTGCTAGATGCGAGGGATAGGGGTGCACCGGGCGGCCCGCCTCCCTGGTTCCGTTGATTCAAGCGCCGATAGCTCAGTGGTAGAGCCCCGGTCTCCAAAACCGGTTACCGAGGTTCGATTCCTCGTCGGCGTGCTCCGGCCCACCCCCTCCCACGCCTCTCCTCTGGACGCGCAAATGGGAGGGGCGGGGCCTTTTTCTATGGAGAGGACCGACCCATGATCTACGGCTACTCGCCGCACTCCCCCACCGTCACCGAGTCCCTGCGTGACGCCGTGCTGCCGTGCCGGCGGAAGGGCTGCGGCTGCATCCCCTACGACCACAAGATCCACTCGAAGAGGGCCCGCGAGGCCCGAGAGGCTCAGTCATGAGACGCATCGTCGCGGCCCTGGTGGCTGCGTTCCTCGCTGTCGTCCTGTTCGCTCACCCTGCGGAGGGCTACGCGCCCACGTCGCTGTCGATCGGGACCCACAACCTCCTCCACGGGAAGGCGGCCCCGCACGCGTTCGCTGACGTGATCGGGTGGCAGGAGGCCGACACGAGACGGGCCCACACCCGCATCCGTGCCATGGACGGCTACCGGACCTACTCCCGTACCGAGGTCCCGATCTCGTGGCGTACCGCCTCGTGGCGCTACCAGGACGCCGGGACCGTACGGACCCACAAGGGCCTGTCCCGCGTCTCCCCTCACCGTTACGTCACCTGGGTGAGGCTCGAGCACCGTCGTACGCACGTCGTGATCGTGCTGATGAACACCCATGCCGTGAGTGGCGCGTGGAACCAGAACACAGGCGAGCTCGCAGAGTCGTGGCGTCGTTCGATGTGGGGTGTCCATGATCGGGCTGTCGATCGGCTCGCGGACCGGTTCGCCGCCAAGGGCTATCGCCTGTTCCTCACGGGGGACATGAACCGTCTGCGGCACGTCTACACCTACACGTGTCTGCGGCGTGCGGATGCCGGCGGGATCGACGTCATCCTTCGTTCCACGTCGTCGCGCCTTGAGTCTCGCGAGGTTCTGCCCTACTGGGGTTCAGACCACCGTGCGGAGCGTGTGCGCGTGAACGTGCACTGAGTGTGCGTGCGCACGGCAGGACTCGAACCTGCGACCTCGTCCTTGTAAGGGACGCACTCTAACCAACTGAGTTACGCGCGCTAGACGCCCGAACTCTACCGCTGCACCGCCCTGGGGCCACATCCCGGGGCGTTCGTCATTTCCAAGAGGAAGGAGGGGATCACATTGCGCAAGGACACCACCTGGCCCATCTCGGACACGAGCTGGTGACCCTCACCCTTCCCCCAGGCAGGGGCGCTTACTGCCCGCGTCGGCTGGGAGGCCGACCCAACATCTCTATCCCCGTCTGAGAGGCGGCTGTATGAAGTGCAAGGCAGGTGCCTACGCCGGCCCGGACGCCGTGAAGCTCGTGAAGTGGACCTCCACAGGTGAATGGGACGGCGAGACCGCCCCCGCGACCCTGGTAGCCCAGGCCACGGGGATCGGGCCGACCACCCTGAAGGACCACCGTGGCGGCCGCTGCTCGTGCCACAAGAAGGTCGAGACGCAGCCGCGGGAACTGAAGATCCTGATCATCGACATCGAGCGTCTGCCTGGGTGGGTGGCGTTCGAGAAGTCGGGGATCAACCTGTCGGGGCCGTTCTGGGACCTGTCGGGGTGGAAGTGGCTGATCAAGCATCGTCTCTCCCCCGACGCGGTGACCCGGTGGCCCCGCACGATCTGCGCTGCGTGGCGGTTCCTCGGTGACTCGGGTACTGAGTTCGCATCCGAGTGGGGTGACGGCCCGGAGGGGCTGATGCGCCGCACCTGGGAGGCGTACGACGCCGCTGACATCGTGGTGGGCCACAACCTGGCCCGGTTCGACACGAAGCACCTGAACACCGGGTGGCGGGACGCGGGCTTCATGCCTCCGTCGCCGTACAAGACGATCGACACCCTGTCTGTGGCCCGCCGTCACTTCGGGGACGAGTCCAAGACCCTCGACGCCCTGACTCGTCGCCTGGGACTCGCTTCGAAGACCGACAAGTACGACGCCGCTGTAGCCCAGGCCGCGTGCGACGGTGACGTGGAGGCGCAGAAGCGGATCCATGGGTACAACGTGGGCGACATCGACGCCACGGAGGCTCTGTACCTCGCTGAGCTCCCGTGGATCAACGGTCACCCGCACGTCACCCCTGACGCCGGCAACGCGCGCGCTGCGTGCCCTCGCTGTGGCTCGAGGAACGTGGAGCGCAACGGCACGTGGTCCCCTGGCGTGTTCGTGTATGCGGTGTACCGGTGTACGGACTGTGGGGGTAACTACCGCACGACGTACGAGACCCGCGGCCCTTCGGTGCGTGCGCTATGAGCAACTGGTGGGATGACCTGCCGGAGAACGACGAGCACCTGGAGCGTGGGGAGAACTGAGAAGGGCCCGTCAACCACGATCGGTTGGCGGGCCCTCTCGGTGTGTGTCAGTCGCCGTACCGGAGCGCGGACCCGAGAGTGATCGTGTCCTCGAACAGGTGGGCGTGTGCTGGGCACTCGCGCTTGTAGTCGGTGATGCGCCGTACGGGGAACCGGTGGAACTGGTCAGAGTGACCGCAGTCGCAACCGGGCGCGCATTGGTGAGCGGTGCACGTGCACTTCATCGCAGGTTCACCGCCTGCACCATGGGGAGCGGACGACGGGCACCGGGGCGCTTCATGCACTCCCGGCAGTCGCCCATCCCGCATCCACACGAGGTGATCACGTCGCATCCGGGCGCGTGACGGTTGTTGTCGGTGTCGCACACCTCGCAGTAGCGCGGCATCACGCACCGTGCCTCTCGACGTAGCGGGTGAGCGTACGGGCGGCCGAGTCACGCATGGACGCCTCGTGACCAGGCTCAGCGAGCGCTACAGCCTGCAACGCGCCAATGGTGGTCCACGGGTCGACGTGAGCCGCCTTGTCGATCAGTTCCCGAGTCAACTCGGGTGCTTCGGTCTTGGTCTCCATAGGGACCATCGTACTCACTACGCAAACACTTCGCAATGCTTTCGCACACACTGTTCGCACGCAGTGCACGCGCACAGGAGGAACACACCATGAGCACGGACCGCGCACGCGTGCAGCCCCTTACGCGCGAGGAGAAGGACCGGATCCTCTCCCTGCATGGGGAGGGCAAGACGCGGGGGGCGATCGCTCGGACGGTGGGTCGTGATCCTGCGTCGGTCACGCGTGTGGTGAAGGCCGCGGGTAAGTCGTTCGCTCGGACGGATGAGGTGAAGGAAGCCATCGAGGCAACGAAGGTCGACAACGCCGGCAGGCGCGCGAAGTCGGTGCAGCGGCTCTACACGCTGGTGGAGCGGCTGTTAGACCGGTTGGACGCGGACACGTACACGACGATCGGTTACGCCTTCGGGCAGGCCATCAAGACGAGCCTGAACCAGGACGAGGTTCCGCCCGCTGAACTGCGGCACCTGACCGCGACCATGACGAACCTCCTGCACTCGGCGGCGAAGCTCGAGGCCGTGGACAAGGGCATGGGCGGCGAGGCCGCTATGTCCCTCCTCGGTGATCTGTTCTCGGGGTTGCAGGCCCAGTACGGCGACGGCACAGACGAGGCGGTAGAGGATGACTCCGAGTCGCCAGATACTGAGTGAGGCCCAGCGGCGATCCATCGCACTGTCCACGGCTCGCATCAACCTGTGGGAGGGCGCGATCCGGTCGGGCAAGACGATCGGGTCGCTGATCCGCTGGGTTCACTACGTGTCGCGCGAGGCTCCACGGTCGGGGATCCTGTTCATGGTCGGGCAGACCAAGGACACCATCAACCGCAACGTCCTTCAGCCGTTGATGGATCCGGCAGTGTTCGGGCCGATCGCTGCACACGTCCACTACACACAGGGCGCTGACACGTGCGTGATCTTCGGCCGGACCGTTCACCTCGTGGGCGCGAAGGACGTCAAGGCGTTCGGGCGTATCCGGGGTGCGACCTCGGCGGGTGCGTACGTCGATGAGGCAACGCTGCTGCCCGCCAACTTCCTGACCGAGCTCTTGGGTCGTATGTCGCTGAAGGGCGCGAAGCTCTTTGCGACCACGAACCCGGACAGCCCAGCGCACTGGCTGAAGCGGGAGTTCATCGACAGGGCGCGTGACCTGAACATGCGGGTGTTCTCGTTCACCCTGGACGACAACCCCTCACTGGATCCCGCGTACGTGAAGGCCATCAAGGCCGAGCACACCGGGCTCTGGCATCGCCGCCTGATCCAAGGGCATTGGGTCGCGGCTGAGGGCGTGATCTATGAGGCGTGGAACCCTGACCTCCACGTCACCGCGGATATCCCGAGGATCGACACGTGGCTGTCTGTGGGCCTGGACTACGGCACCACGAACCCGCTCGATGCGTCACTGATCGGGCTGGGCACAGGGGCGGATGGGGTACGGCGGTTGTACGTCACCGACGAGTGGCGGCACGACCCGAAGGTGGCCCGCCGGCGACTCACCGACGTGGAGCACTCGACCAACGTCCGCGAGTGGCTACAGCAGACACCCAGGTTCGACGGCACCACAGAGAAGGGTGTGTCACCGCGGTTCATCGTGGTCGACCCCTCCGCCGCCTCGTTCATTCAGCAGCTCAACCACGACCGTGTCGGCAACATCGCCCCGGCGAAGAACGACGTGGTCCCCGGCATCCGCACCGTGTCCTCTCTCCTCGCCGCCGATCGGCTGCGGGTGCATCCGTCGTGTGCCCCGCTCATCGATGAGATGTCTTCCTACTCGTGGGACGACAAGGCGACCGAGAAGGGCGAGGACAAGCCCCTGAAGGTCGCAGACCACGCCGTGGACGGTCTCCGTTACGGCATCCACACCACTGAGCCCCTTTGGCGGGGGCAGATCGGACGGCTGACTGATGCCGCTGCCTAACAACGGGGCCGTGTGGCCTCCCGCCCACATCGAGCCGGTTCGGGCGGACATCCTGGAGTGCGACACGTGGTATTCGGGCGACCCGGAGCGCCTGCGCACCTTCTACGAGGGCGGGTCGTCTGCGCCCGCTCACCCCAACCGAGCGTCGCAGTACGCCGGCGGGATCAAGGGCAAGGTCGCCCGCTGGTGGTGGGGTGTGCCCACGCCCGCGGGTGAGACCCCGGTGAAGCTGCACGTACCGCTCGCCGCGGACCTGTGCGCCACCTCCTCGGATCTTCTGTTCTCCGAGGCCCCCAACCTGACGGCCGCCGAGGACGAGGAGACCCTGGGTCAGTTCCTCGCGGACCTGCTCGAGGATGGCCTGGTGTCCGTCCTTCAGGAGGCGGCCGAGGTCGCGGCTGCACACGGTGGGGTGTACCTCCGCAACGTGTGGAACCTGGCCGCACGCGAGCGCCCGTGGACCAGCGTGGTTCACGCTGACATGGCGGTCCCGGTGTTCCGGTATGGCCGTCTGCACGAGGTGACGTTCTGGCAGCAGCTCCACGGCACCGACTCCAACAGTCAGGTGGTGTGGCGTCTGCTGGAGCATCACGCGGTCGGGTACATCGAGCACGGCCTGTTCAAGGGCACCTCCGACAACATCGGGCAGCGTGTCCCTCTCCAGGACCACCCGGACGCGGAGTACCTCGCTCCCCTGGTCGACGCCGAGTCCCGGCAGAAGACCGGCATCCTGCGCCTCACCGCGCAGTACATCCCGAACCAGTTGCCCAACCGGCTCCACCGCGGGTCCCGTCAGGGCCGCTCCGACCTCCAGGGCCTCCTCCCCCTGCTGGACTCCCTGGACGAGGCCTACTCGTCGTGGCAGCGCGACATTCGCCACGCGAAGTCCAGGCTCCACGTCCCCGCCCAGTACCTCGAGTCCATGGGCCCCGGTGAGGGTGCCATCACGCAGTTGGACAAGGAGGTGTACATCCCGATTCAGGGGATGCTCGCCGGCGGTGACTCGTTGCAGATCGACGCCCAGCAGTTCGAGATCCGCGTGGAGGAGCACAAGGCGACGTGTGCGGAGTGGACGAAGACGATCATCGAGTCGGCGGGCTACTCCACGCAGTCACTCACCAGCGACGGGGGCAGCGCGGTGACGGCCGCCGAGGTCCACTCCCATGAGCGGCGCTCGTACATGACCCGCGGGAAGAAGGAGCTCCGGTGGATCGCTGCGCTGCGTGAGCACGTGGAGGTGCAGGTGGAGATCGCCAACGCCCTGGGTGCTGGCATCGCTGGGGACGGGGTGCAGATCGAGTTCCAGGACGGTGTCCAGGACTCGGCGCTGAACCTGGCCCAGACCGCGATGGCTCTCCGCAACGCTGAGGCCGCATCCACGGAGACGCGGGTGCGGATGGTCCACCCCGACTGGGATGACACCCAGATCGAGGAGGAGGCCGCCAAGATCATGGCGGAAACCGGGGGCGGCGCACCGATGCCTGTCCCGGAGGATGCCGGGTTCTAACCACCCGTCAGGGCCGTTCACACACGGGCGGCCCTGACGTACCGTACGAGATCGGAAGGGGGACCTTATGCCCGTGTCACGGTTGACCGCCGAGGGTCTAGCGGCCCAGGTCGCGGCGGTGTACGCCGACGTTGAGGTACGGCTGCTGTCGATGATGGCGCGCTACCTCGAGCAGGGCACCGAGTCCCCTGACTGGCTCAACACCAAGATGGCGGAGTTGCAGACGTTCCGCCGGCGCGCGATGCGGCTCATCGCGGCGGGCGAGGACGAGGCCGTGGAACTGCTGGTGGGTGCGCTGCACACCGCGTACATGCGCGGGCAGGCGTCCGCCCAAGGCGAGCTCGACACCAACCCCGACCTCACGGACGAGGCCATGCCGGCACCGCGGTTCGCGGACCTCGCCATCCAGTCCATGGTTGCGGCGCAGTCGGAGCAGATGCGGGGCCTGTCCCTCCCGATCGTGCGGGCCGCTGAGGGCGCGCTGCGCGACATCATCGTGTCCGTGGCCGCCGGGTCCCTCACCGGTGCCACCACGAGACTCCAGGACGCCCAGACAGCGCTCGATCGTCTGGGGTCTCGGGGTATCCGGGCAGTGACCGACACTGCGGGCCGTCAGTGGGAGCTTCAGACGTACGTGGAGATGGCCACGCGTACGGTGACGGCCCAGGCGTCGGTCCAGGGTCATCTCGACCGGCTGGAGGATGCGGGGATCAACCTGTTCCAGGTGTCTGACTCTCCGCGTGAGTGCGAGATCTGTGCACCGTGGGAGGGGAAGATCCTGTCCCGGGGTCCGGTGTCCGCGATCCAGCGGAACCGGCGGACGGGCAAGATGGAGTCGGTCCGTGTCGACGGCACGGTGGAGGAGGCGACACGGGCGGGCCTGTTCCATCCGAACTGCACCCACAACCTGTCCGGCTACATCCACGGCGCGACCCGAACCAGTGACGCCGGCAACGACCGCGCGGGCTACGAGGCCCAGCAGCGGCAACGGCAGATGGAGCGGAAGGTGCGGGAGTGGAAGCGTCGTGAGGCTGTCGCGGTCACGCCGGCGGCGAAGGCTCGGGCGCGCGCGAAGGTGAAGGCGTGGCGTGACGCGATCGACGCCCACACGAAGGAGCACGGTCTTCCGAGGAAGCGGAACCGCGAGACCCTGACCGCGGCCCGGTGACCTTCGAACACGTGTTCTAGACTCGCTGCATGAGGGCGACGATGAAGCGACCAGCGAAACGGACGCTCCCGACGCTCGTGTGGTGGCAATGGGACCAGTCCATCGGAGGCCGCGTCCCCAGGTTCCCACCACGCCCCGCGGTCCTCCTGGAGTGGCGCGTGGTGGAGCGCCCAGGGCGTCCGAACCGCTGGGATGGGCTGGTCCTGTGGGCCGAGTCCAAAGGTGGGCTGCTGCGGTGGAGCATCCACCTCGATTGGGCGTATGCCTCCGAGCTGATCCCCGTGGGCGACCCGCCTACCGAAGACGGTGGCGGGCCTGGTCGATGATCCCTCGAGCCTCCGCACCGAACACCGCCTGATCCCGGAGCGCATCGAAGACCCGCACGAAGTGGGAGATCGTCTCCGGCCGCGAGGTCTGAAGCGACGCAGACCAATACTCCTGCCGCAACAGCGTCTCGTCGTAGAGGTAGAACGCCTCCCCCGGGAACAGACTCCGACGTTGCCCAAGCGGGATGATCCCCACCGACACGTACGGCATCTGCTCGACCTCAAGCAGGTAGTCCAGTTGACCACCCATCACGTCGCGCCCGCCCGTGTTGCTGTACAGCGCGTACTCCTCCATCACGAACACGAACGCAGGCCGCCCCGTCCCCAGGAACTTCTTCCGGAGCATCCGGTTGCGGGCCGCCTCCTCCACGTTCTCCAACGGCAGGCCGTGAATGTGGGCGTGGAGCGTGAACAGCTCGCGGGTGTAGTCCAGCGTCTGGAGCCAACCCGGGATGTTCAGCCCCTCGTAGATCCGGAACAGCTTCGTCCGGGCGTACCGGTCCATCAGGTCGAGCTGCAGGTTCTGCATGCCCCGTTTGTGGACCTGCTTGTAGTCGTGCCACATCTGATCGATTTCGCGGGAGACCGCGATCAGTTCGGGCACCAGTCGTTCCGCGCCGCACACAGCGGCCCAGGCCCGAATGTTCTCGTCACTCGGGGCCTGGGTGCCGTGCTCGATCTTCGAGACCTTCGACTTGTTCCATCCGCATCGGGCCGCCATCTCCACACCGGTGATGCCGGCGTCCAGGCGGAGCCGCTTCAACCGCGACCCGAACGCTCTCTTCGCGGACTCGGATGGGTGCTGTTCGGACACGACGGGCTACGGCGTGTACGTGCCGTTGGGTCTCCCGATCGACCACGCTTGCTCGAACGCTTCGACGCAGAGCTTGACCACCTCGGGGTCGGTGCACAACTGCATGCCCACGGACTGGTTGTCTCCTCCGAGGAGGTTGAACACCACGAGGTCGTCCCTGATGAGGCAGTCGTTGACGGGGAGCACGATCGTTGCGGCCTCGGGGCGCGGGAGCCACCGGAGTTGTTCCCCGGTGTTGGCGATCTCGACCGCCATCCGCTGGTACTCCGACAGGGGCTCAGACACGACGCGGACGCGACGGTAGTTGATGCCCTTCTCCGCCAGTCCAGCGATATCGGCATCGTTGGCGACCCGCCGGCGCTCCAGGAACTCCTCGTCGTTGGTCCGCCACGCGTCCATGAGTTTCCGGTCGATCTCGTAGTGGTCGCGGAGTTCGAGTTTACGGACCTCCCCGGGCTGCCCGAATACGAGCTCGCCGCGACGCTCAGCCGAGATCAATTCCATGCCGCTCCTTCACGTACTTCTTCACGAATGCGTCTACAGTGCGCCCGGACATCTCGCCGTACGTCTCGTCCGGGGCGAGGCCCACGAGCTGGTCACGGACCTCGGGGCCGGTGATCTTGGACTGCACGATCCACGAGCCGCGATCGGTCTCGTAGAACGTCTCACAGTCGCCGGTTCCGTCTGACTCTGGATCCTTGATGTAGAAGGTGAGGGTGAGGTTGTCGTCCGAGTTCGGCATGCTGGTTCCCCTCCAGTGGGTGGCTGTGGTGCTCAACGATGGCACCTCTCGCGAGACCCGGTCAAGGAACTTCGGGGAACTTCGTTTCACCTGTCGTCGGGCCCGTCTTAGCGTCTGTGTTGCCCGGAGCGCCGCCGACAAGGGGTAACCACACACCTTGGTTGACACGGTGGCGTTCCGGGTTCCAGACGCCAACACGACGGGACCAGGGATGGATTCGAGCAGGTGCGGGACGTGCGATCTGTACTGGCCGCGGGAGGAGCGGCACCCGCCGTGCCTGAAGCTGTCCCCCGAGGAACGCCGCGAGCGCGGAGCCCTGATGGCCCAGCCGGAGCCTGACCCCGTCTCGAAGTAGAACGAGCCCCCACCCGGTGTCCTGGGTGGGGGCTGTTCGTCGTTGGTGCGCGTGCAGTGCTCAGGCAGTGCGCGCGCACGGGGTCAGAAGATCTGCGGCGCAGGCGGCTCATCGTCCGGAATCGGCGTGGGCGTAGCGCCCGCCGCCTCGATCCACTTCCCCCGGTCACGGAGCGACATCGTGTCCTGATCAGCGATCCCCTCGCCGGCGTTCACCGTCGCCATGACGAGGGCGAGCGTCGCGTGAACCTGGGCCTGTCCAACCAGCCGGTTGAAGTGGTCCGGGCCGAGCGTGCCCGTCTCCACCTTGGCCATGATGTCCTCTGCCTTGCGGTAGTGATCCGGTCCGTTCATCGTGTCGTGTTCTCCCTATCTGTTGCTGCCCGCACCCCTCCGGCGCGAGCACGTCTATCAGGCCGGCGTCTCGGGCTCGTACATCGAGCAGAGGCGGCCATGGGTCGGTCCCGGAGGGTCGGTGATCAGGCACTCACACGGCCCGTCCTCGGCGTATCCGCCTTCCGTGTTCACCTCGTGCTCAGCCATGGAACCAGTCGTCCAGGTCCAGGTCTTCAGGATCCGGGCACCGCCGGCACACGCCGTTCACCCAGGATTCCGGCCCCTCGTGCCGGTTCGGGTTCAGGCAGTTCTCCGGGACATCCGGGTGCGCTTCGACCGCCTCACCCTGGAACCCACACGGGCAGGTCACCAGTTCCTCGCGGGGATCGTGCTGCCCTCGGTTCTCACGGCCACAGGTCGGGCATGTCCACTGGAAGAGGACGATCACCTTCACTCGATCAGCCACGGCTCGCATCCTCCCACTTCCACACACCCAGCTCGCGGACCTCGGCGGCCCGGTTCATCGCCGCATAGTCCGCCCCAGTCGGCAGCACCGTGTCGCGGCCACCTGGCGTCCCAGCGATCACCCCGGACACCCCGTGGTCGGCGTGCTCGTCGGGGTGCGGGATGCCCAGGACGTGACCGAGCTCGTGCGCGATGATCGACGTACGCTGGTCGCGGTCCATCCGGTTGTTGGTGTTGAGCTGGATCACCATCGCACCGTTCCCAAGGTCGGAGGCGAGGCCAGCCCATCCCGTGTCGTTGTAGTCCCAGGCTTGCACGTACGCCGTGTACGTCCCCGGCACGGGCTCGAGCCCCAGGCGGATGTCGATGCGGGGCGAGCGGTCCCATGCCTCAACGGCGTCTCGTACTGGGTGTCTGCCCCACAGGCCGCCGGTGTTGTCGATCACCGTCACGCGGGGTACGGATCGTTCGATGGCCGGCGGTGCCGCTGCGACCTTCTGGTGTGGGGTCGCCTTGGCGGGCTCGCAGGTCGTCACGCCGGCGGCGAGTGCTGCCATCAGCAGCGTGAGTATCAGCGGGATGAGCAGGGGTCGAGTGTTGGTTTCGGTCTCCATGCCCGGAAACGGTACGCACTGCGCGCTCACTGCGCAACCACCCATACGAACTATGCGCGCGGTGGCGTTGGATGATGGCGGCGATCCCCACCCCGAGAACGGTCCCCAGCAACCAGCCGGTGACCATGAGGATTCCGCTCACGCCTGTTCGTGCTTCCGGGCTAAGCGGAGGTTCCGTTCAACGACCTTCCACGCGCGCGCGGCTGCCTTGGTCTTCCCGGATCCTTCGAGCGCCTGGGCCTTCGCGGTGTACTTCGCGGCTTCCTTGGCGTGGAACTGGGCGAGGGGTGCGTGCCAGTCCTCTTTCAGGAGCTCGGCGGCGGTGGGTTCGGTGTCGCTCACTGCTGGTGTCTCTCTCGTATCGCTGCTAGCAGCCAGGTCATGATCTCGGCGTAGAACCGGGCGTGCCTGGTCATACGTAAAGGATGAGGGGTGAGCGCGTAGTGCGTAACCACCCGTTTGGGTCATCCTTGATTTGAGGTATGCGGATCGCACTTCGCACCCAGTTTTGTGCGAGTGCAGTGCGGGTGCAGTGCGAGCGCACAAAAAACGCACAAAAGTGCACAGACCTCGCACGCCACGTTTTGACGTGGTTTTGATGCACATCAGATCTTGGTCATCGACGCGTCAGGCGGCCTCTGGGATCGTGTCATTCGGTGCGTTGTCGCAGGTCAGGCCATAGGTTCTGTGCGCGTGCACTGCGCGTGCAGTGTCCGCGGTGTGCGAGCGTTGTGCAGCGTACAGATACAGAAGTTATCCCTAAAGGGATAACAACACGCGTACGCACACGCACGCGCGAGAGCGAGCCACCATCGAGGCCACTGGCGAGGTACACCGCGATGTGCGTACTACGTGCGAAGTTTGGTACTGTAGTCCGTAGAGTCACCGCAGTGTGACCAGCGCCGAGCCCAGCAGATTTCCGGACGGAGATTGAGCAACGGCCCGCGCATCACCCCGCCACCTGGAACCGCCTCCGCAAGAGCGCGCTCACCGGGTCGGCGGGGTTCTTCATGTCCACCCCGAACCAGAGGGAGACCCCGTGAGCCTGGAGCACACGACGAACAACCCCGCCGACCTGCTGTCCGACGACGCTCGGGCATGGCTGGCCGGCACCATGGCGAAGAACGCTGCCCGGTTCGGTGGCTGGTCCATGGACGCATCTGGTGACACCGGCGACGGTGACACCGGCAGCGACGACGGCACCGATGACGGTGACGACACCTCGAGCGATGACGACTCCCAGGGGAGCGACAACGACGAGGGCGACGACACCGAGGGTGACGACGACGAGTCCGGCAAGGACAAGCGTGTCACCAAGGCCAACAAGGAAGCCCAGCGCTACCGCGAGAAGCTGCGCGCCGCCGAGAAGGCAGCCGCGGACAACCAGTCGGTACTGGACGCCCTGAAGAAGGCCCTCAACGGCGACAAGGACGACGCCCCCGCCGATCCCAAGGCCCTCGCCGCGGAGATCGAGAAGCAGAAGGCCGACGCGGCCGAACTGCGGGTGTCCCTCGCCGTGCACAACCTCGCGGCGGGTGCGGGCGCGAACGCGTCGGCCCTGCTCGACAGCAAGTCCTTCACGTCCTCCATCTCTGGGCTGGACCCGGAGACGGACGCGAAGAAGATCACCGCGGCCATCAAGACCGCTGTGGCGAACAACCCTGCCTATCGGCTGACCCAGGGGTCAAGCGCGGGCGGCGGGGACATCGACGGCGACAAGAGCGAGAAGCCCGCCAAGGGGACCAAGTCCCTCGAGCAGGCCATTCGCGATCGCTACAAGAAGTGACCCCTCCCCCTTCCGAAAGGTAGACCACCATGGCTGCTGTGACTCTGGCTGAGTCCAAGAAGAACACCACGGACGACATCGACCTCGCGGTCATCGATGAGTTCATCAAGTCGGACTGGTTCCTCTCGAACGTCCAGTTCGATGACGCTGTCAACCCCGCTGGCGGTGGCGGCACTCTGACCTACGGGTACACCCGTCTCGTCACCGAGCGCGGTGCGTCCATCCGTGACTACGGGTCGGACATGCCCGCCGAGCAGGCCGCTGTCCGCCAGCGCTACTCGGTGGACCTCGTCCCGATCGACGGCACGTACAAGGTCGACCGCGACCTGGCCGGCCTCGGCCCGGCCGCGACCAACGAGGTCGCGTTCCAGTCCCAGCAGGCCATCAAGGCTGTCCGGGCGAAGTTCAACGAGACCATGATCGACGGTGCCCGCCAGACCGGCGGCAACGGCTTCGATGGTCTGGACGCCGCCCTCGCCGGGTCGACCACCGAGATCGCCACGGGCCCCGACCTCTCGCAGGCCGCCGTCTCCACCGAGATCAAGGCCCACGACGCGATCGACGCCCTGGACGAGTTCCTCTCGCTCCTGAACGGCACCGCCACCGCCCTGGTGACCAACGCCAAGGGTGTGCTGCGTCTCCGCTCCCTCGCCCGCCGCGCGGGCTACTACGAGCGCGAGAAGGACGAGTTCGGCCGCCAGGTCGAGTCCTACAGCGGTGTCCCGTTCGTGGACCTCGGCGCGAAGTCGGGCAGCTCCGCTCCCGTCATCCCGGTCGACACCACGTCCACCCCGGGCTCCTCGCTCGTGGACATCTACGCGGTTCGCCTGGGCCTGGACGGCTTCCACGGCGTGTTCACCAACGGGGGCAACCTCGTGAAGAACTGGCTGCCGGACTTCGAGACCCCGGGCCCGATCAAGCCGGGTGAGGTCGCGATGGGCCCGATCGCCTTGGCGCTGAAGGCGACCAAGGCCGCGGGCGTCCTGCGCAACGTGAAGGTGGCGTGACGATGGCGAAGGTCACGACCGCGCCTGACTTCAATGGTCAGGTCGGAACCGTCGTGTTCCGTGACGGTGAGGGCGAGACCGAGAACGAGGGGATGCTGGCGTACTTCCGCCGGCACGCCGACAAGTTCGAGGTCGACGGCGACGAGCCCGCCGAGGACGAGGGCCCGAAGCTCACCCCGAAGCAGGCCCTCCAGGCCGAGCTCGAGGAGCGCGGCCTGTCGACCGAGGGCAAGGTGGACGAGCTGAAGGCTCGTCTTGCTGAGTTCGAGGCCGCCAAGGTCGAGGCTCCCGAGGTCGAGGCTCCCGCCGACGGATCGACCGAGGGCGACTCGAACGACGGTGAGCCCGTCGAGGGTGCCGACTCCGACGAGAACGAGGACGAGGACGGCGATGGCGGCTCCGCCGAGACGGCCTAAGGGCCTGCTCACCTTCAAGGGCTCGCTGTGGAACGCCCTCACGTCGGGACAACTGGAGAAGGCTGTTGCCCAAACCAGGAAGAACGCCAAGAGGGCTGGCAGCAAGCACACCCGCAAGAAGCGCTGACACGCAGGGGGCACACCACACACGGTGTGCCCCCTGGTCGTGAAGGAGGGGAACATGGCACGGATCTACGCCCAGGTCACTGACCTCCCGGACTACCCCGGCGGCGACACCCTCACCGACCCCACCGCGTCCCTTCTCCTGCGCATCGCGTCGGGGATCGTGGACCGGTGCTTGGTTGGCCGGCGCTACCCGCACGACGCCAACGCGATGCCCACGGACGAGGACGACATCCAGGCGATGAAGGACGCGACGTGTCTCATCGCGATCGAGGCCAACGCCGCCGGCATCGGCAAGCCCGGTGAGTCCACCGAGTGGGGGCAGGTCGCCATCGGCAACGTGTCCCTGTCGAACCGGCAGCGCGCCGAGGGTGTCACCCTCGTGGACGGTGTCCCCGTCCCCGTGCTGGCGGCTCAGTCGCTGCTGTCGGTGGGCGCTCGCTGCGTGCGGGTGATCTGAGATGGACATCCCCGCATGGGTCCTCGTCCACGAGGTCGCCGTGAAGCCCCTCCTTGGGGAGGGCTCGAACGGCAAGATCTACGGTCCCTCGTTCCCGCTGAAGTGCATGGCGCAGGGGAACGTACGCCGCATCCGGAACACCGAGGGTGACACCGTCGTGTCCACCCTGACCCTGTTCGCCGCACCCGGCCAGGCTGACGCGATCCCCACGGGGTCGCTGGTGACCTGGCGTGGCGGTGACCGGGAAGTTCTGGTGTCCGTCGACCACGACGACGGCGGCCTTGGGACGCCCCAGCACACGGAGGTGGCGGCACAGTGAGCGCTGGCTTCGAGATCAACCTGAACATCGACGGCGCGAAGAAGGCCGTACGCGAGGCCCGAAAGCAGGGTCTGCGGGACGCGGTCGAGTACGTGCTGACCGAGGCGAACAAGCACATCCCGCACGACGAGGGCAACCTCGAGCGGTCGGGCCGTGCCGACGTGAACGCCGAGGGGACCCGCGGGGCGGTCTCGTACGACACCCCGTACGCGGTTAAGCAGCACGAGGACATGTCGCTGCGTCACCCGGGCAAGGGTCAGGGGAAGTGGCTGGAGAACACCATGACCCGCGAGGCGGACACGGTGCGGGAGATCATCGGGACCGCGATCAAGGGAGCGATCGGTGACTGATGCCGCTGTGGTCGCGATGGCCAAGATCCTCCATGACGCTGGCGTCGGGGTCTACGACCCTGAGAACCCGATCCCCGCCGACAAGATCCCGATCTCGATCTCCGGCTTCACGGGCACACACACGCGCGGGATCGCCGTCACGACGTACGCCGGCGGGGTCTCGCCGGACTCCCGCGAGAACGACGAATACCCCCGCCTCCAGGTCCGCGTCCGGGACACCGCGCCGCTCGCTGGCCTGGACCTCGAACGCGATGCATGGCAGGCCCTTCAGTTCCGTGTCGGCGGCCCGTCACCGCGGGCAGTGGGCGACTGGTGGGTGCAGGACATCCACGCCATCCAGAGCGAAGCCGAACCCCTAGGCCGTGATGACGCGGGCCGGTGGGAGTTCGTACGCAACTACCAACTCCACATCAACCCCCTGACGTAAGGAACGCATCATGGCGAAGTACAACGCCCGTGACTGGATCTTCGAGGCCACCCCGGACCCCGAGGCCGGAACCCCGGTCTGGACCAAGGTCGAGGCCGTCAACACCTTCACCCTGTCCCGCTCCGCCAACGAGGCGACCGTGGAGACCACGGACTTCGACTCCGCCGGTGAGTACGAGGGTCAGGCCATGCAGCGCGGAGCCTCCCTCCAGCTCGCCGGCCAGAAGCGCCTCAACGCCGCTGGTGACGACTCGGCTCCGGGTCAGAAGGTCTGCAACGACCTGGCCCAGGCTCTCGGTGAGGCGTCGCTGGGCGGTGTCCGGTTCCGCCACGTCTCCGAGGACTCGTGGGAGGTCTGGACCGCGTTCGCTTCCAGCGCCGACGAGGGCGGCGGCAACAACGACAAGTCCTCGTGGGGTGTCACCTTCACCCGCTCGGGCCCGAAGACCACGGTGGCTGTGACCCCGTGACGGTGAGCCCCGGGACCATTCGGACCTTGTCCGGACTCCCGGGGCGTACGTCGCCCGCCTAGCTCAGTAGGTAGAGCACCCGGCTCTTAACCGGGGTGTCGCAGGTTCGAGCCCTGCGGCGGGCACCCACTCCGATCCACACCACGAGCACAGGGAGACCCCGTGACCGAGCACGACGACACCACGCCCGACTTCGACTTGGACGACCCGTTCGGACTCGAGGACGACGAGCCCACCGTGGACCTTGTCCCCGAGGACGACGAGGACGACGAGGACGACCACACCGACTTCGATGCGTGGTGGAAGAAGCAGGCCAAGGCCAAGAAGAAGCCTGCGACCACCACCATCCGCGGGGTCACCATCACGCTCCCCCGATCCCTCCCGCTCCAGTACCAGCTCGAGGTGACCCGGCAGGGGAAGCTGAAGCCGGACAAGCAGAACCCGCTGATCCTGGCCTCCATCCTTCTCGGGCAGCAGCAGACCCAGCAGCTTCTCCGCGCGGGCCTGGACCTGGACCAGTTCCCGGTTCTCCTCGCGTGGATCCCGGCAAAGATCCAGGGGTCGGACATGACCCTGGATGAGGTCGCCCGCGACCTGGAGGAGTACGAGCGGAAGCGCGCCGAGAAGCGCGCTCAGGGGGACGAGTCGGGGGAAGCCTGACCCCAGAGCAGCAAGAGGAGTTCGACCACTGGTGCCTGATCCTCAGGCACTGGGGCCTGGTCGTGGCGGACTACCGCCGAGAGTACGACCTGTCTCCGGACGCGGTCGCCGTGCTCGACCTGCCTGAATTCCTCTGGCTTCTCCGGGGCCTCTCCCCCAGCGCCCGCTTCATGAAGGCGTGGCGCGACGCTCCCCGCAACGTCTACACCGATGCCGATATCGCCGCCGTACACGACAACTAGGAGCGCGCCGTGGACATCGGGACTCTCGCCGGCTATCTCGACCTGGACGTTTCCAAGTTCGACACCGCACTGGAGTCGGTCCAGGACAAGATCGGTGAGTCCACCGAGAGCTGGAAGGGCAAGATGGCCCTTGGCGGGGCCGCGGCGGCTGCACTGTTCGGTGCGTCCCTCGTCTCCGCGATGAACCTCGAGCCCGGTCAGGACAAGATCGCTGCGTCTCTCGGGCTGACCGAGAAGCAGGCCGAGATCGCAGGCAAGGTCGCGGGCGACGTGTACGCCAACGGCTGGGGCCAGTCGGCCGACGACGTGAACAACGCGGTCGAGTCGATCATGTCCTCCATCAAGGGCATGAAGGGCGCGAGCGCGTCTGAGCTCCAGTCGGTGACTGAGGACGCTATGGCGTTCTCCCAGGCCATGGAGATCGACGTCACCCGCGCGGCCCAGGTCGCCGGAAACATGATCGCCAACGGCATGGCGAAGGATGCTACCGAGGCGTTCGACCTGATGACCGTCGCTTCGCAGAAGGTCCCGAAGGCCCTCCGTGAGGACATCCTGGACGCGACCGATGAGTACGGCCAGTTCTTCAACACCATCGGCATCAAGGGCCCCGAGGCCATGGGCATCCTCGCCCAGGGTGCCGAGAAGGGCATGTACGGCATCGACAAGGCCGGCGACGCGGTGAAGGAATTCACCATCCGCTCCACCGACATGTCGAACGGGTCGATCTCGGCGTACAAGGCCATCGGGCTCAACGCCGACGACATGGCGAACAAGATCCTCGCCGGCGGGGACTCCGCCTCCGGGGCGTTCAACCAGATCATCGACGGCATCCTGGGCATCGAGGACCCCGCGAAGCGCGCCAACACAGCCATTGCGCTGTTCGGTACGCCGCTCGAGGACATCGGCGTCAAGGACATCCCGAAGTTCCTGAAGGGCCTGAAGTCGGGACAGACGGCACTCGGTGACTACGAGGGCGCGGCGAAGAAGGCTGGGGAGACCCTGTCTGACAACGCCTCCTCCAACATCACCGCGTTCACCCGGAAGGTCCAGGGCGCGTTCGTGGACGTCGTCGGCGGCACCGTCCTGCCGATCGTCAACGAGTTCGCAGCGGCCCTGAACGGCAAGCTCGGGCCCGCGTTCACGGTCCTCGGGGACGCGATCTCCGGGTCCGTGAAGTGGCTTTCCGAGCACAAGGCCGTGTCGATCCCCCTCATCGGGATCATCGCGGCACTCGCCGCCGTCACCGGGGTGTACGCCGCGGTCACCGCGGTGCAGGCCGCTGGTGGCGTGCTGGCGTTCGTCAAGGGCCTGAAGCTCGTCCGTGGCGCGATGCTCGTTGCCACCGCGGTGCAGTGGGCCTACAACCTGGCGCTCACCGCCAACCCCATCGGCATCATCATCGTGGCCATCGCGGCACTCGTGGCCGGCCTCATTTGGTTCTTCACCAAGACCGAGGTCGGGCGCAAGATTTTCTCCGCCGCGATGGAGGGCATGAAGATTGCCGCCCAGGCGGTGGCCGACTTCTTCACCGAGACTCTGCCGGAGGCCGCATCGACGGCGTGGCGGTGGATCACCGACAAGTTCAACGCGCTCGTGACGTTCCACGCTGCGCTCCCGGGCCGGATCGGTAAGGCCGTCTCTGGGCTGTTCAACAAGGCCCAGGATCTGTCCGACAAGGCGAAGTCGTACCTGATCGACAAGGCCGTGGGGTTCGTGACGTGGTACTTCTCGATGCCGGGTCGGATCGCCCGCGCGGCCATCGGCCTGTTCGACAAGCCGCGTGCACTCGCCCGCGACGCACGTCAGTACGCCATCGACCGCATGGTGGGCCTGCTGGACTGGCTCGCTGGTCTCCCGGGTCGGGTGTCGAACCGGACGAGCGGCACGTTCAACAAGGTCAAGTCGCTGGCTCGAGACGCGAAGGACTCCGCGGTCGGGAAGATGAACGACATGCTGGGTTGGCTCGGTGGCCTCCCCGGCAGGGTCTCGCGCAAGGTCGGCGGGATGTTCGACGCGATCCCGGCGGCGATGCGCGCGGCTGCGCAGGGTGTCCGGAACGCGTGGAACGAGAACATCGGCGGCAAGGGTCTGACGATCGACCTCCCGGACAAGCTCCCGGGTCTGCCGAACTCGTGGTCCGTCTCGATTCCGAGGCTGGCGACCGGTGGCCGTGTCGGGGCGTACAAGCCGATGACGGCGATCATCGGTGACGCGAACGAGCCGGAGAACGTCCTGCGGGACTCCCAGTTGAAGGCGGTCGTCATGGCCGCCATCGGGATGGCCGGCGGACGCGGCGGAGGCGGTCCGATGATCGGCCAGCTCGTCACGAACGGTGCAGACGCTGACGCGATCGCCGAGGGCCTTTGGCACAAGCTACGGAGTAGGGGCTAACCATGACGATGGGCATTCTCGCCGTGCAGGACTTCGGCGGAATCCAGGTGGCCCCCGGGTCCGGGGCGGGCATGATGGTTGCCCGCCCCGGGCAGGTCCAGTACGGCGTAATGCTGCTGGGTGGGGGCACGTCGGCCCGGTGGAAGAACCTCACCGCGTGGCGTGACCTCCCCTCCGCGTCGGTCGCTGACTCCCAGCGGCCCCAGGCGCACGGCACCTACCCCGGCAGCGTGTTCGGGGACTCCCTGACCGTCACGTTCGACTACCTCATCCGCGGGACGTTCGAGGAGCGAATGGCGGCCCTGGCCGCGATCGAGCAGTACGCCCCGATGGACGGCATCGAACGTCCCCTGGTCATCGATGACGGGGACGGCCCGTGGATGCGGATGGCTCGAGTCACCGCCCGCACGGTCCCCCAGGACCACACGTTCAAGGTCGCACCGCTGGCGTGCTCGATGCAGTTCCTGTGTGCGGACCCGCGGCGCTACGCCCTGGATGACAAGACGATCCAGGTACGGATCCCGTCGAGCTCGGGCGGCATCAACTACCCCATCACCTACCCGCTGGAGTACGGCACGTTCTCCGGCGGCGGCGGGACCGCGAACAACGCGGGCGCGGTCGCGACACCGGTCACGGTCACCTTCACTGGGCCCCTGAACCAGCCAGCCCTGTCTGCCACCAACCACCACACGTGGGCCATGGGGTTCGACATCAACCTGGCCGCCGGGGAAACCCTCGTGGTCGACACCGCGGACGGGACCGCGCTCCTCAACGGGACCGCGGACCGTCTGTACACGATCACGAGCGGATCCGATCCGCTGGAGCGCTGCACCCTCAACCCCGGCAACACGTCTCTGTCTCTCCTGTCCGCTTCGGGGACGGGGTACGCCACCGTCTCCTATCGCGACGCTCGAATGTGAGGTCTTCATGACTACGTACGCGACTCGTCTCCAGAACGGAACTGACACCGCGGTACGGATGCGGATGGCAGACGCGACGATGCTGCACGCCCCGGCCACTGGGGTCGGCGGACGCACCGGGTTCCGAAACGACTCAGGCGGCATCGTGAACGCGGTCGCCGGAACCATGAACGTGACCTGCTCACCGTTCACCGCCTGGGTGGACGGTGGCACCTCGGATGCACAGGGCGGATACCCCGTCATCAACGACTCGACCGCAACCCTCGCGATCGCTCCCGGTGATGCCACACAGGCCCGCGTCGACATCGTCGCCGTAGTCATCAACGATCACGCCTTCGACGGATCAGGGCAGACCAACTGCACCCTGACCGTTATCCAGGGAACCCCTGGCGGTGGCACCCCTGCCCTGCCGGTGACGTGCGCCCCGATCCGTGCGATCAACATCCCCGCCGGCCTCTCGGCGGGTACGGGTGGTCTGTCGTCGGGGAACATGGGGACCGACTACCGGCAGTATCTGCCGAACGGCATCCTGAGGGTGGCGTCTGCCGCCGAGCGTGACGCCGCGAACAAGTCGGCCCGCGGTGACGTTGTCTACCGGGTCGACCTGGACACGCTCGAGGTGTGGAACGGGTCCACGTGGCGTTCGTACCAGCCGTACCGCGACAGCTACAAGGGCCGGATCTCCCGTGCCGCTGGCCAGAACTTCGCGTCCACGGATCAGGTCGTCATCGACTTCTCCACGGTCGACTACAACACCGGCATGACCGTCTCGGCGGTCACGAACCGCATCGACGCGAACGTGGACGCGGTGTACCGGATCACCGCGGGTGGCACGTGGGCCGTCAACAACACCGGTCGCCGAATCCTGATGCTGAAGAAGAACGGTACGGAGCTTCTGCGTTCGAACTACGCGAACGTCACGAACGCCTCCGGCATCTTCCTCACATGGGAGGGCCCGCTGGTGGCTGGGGACCAGCTCACCCTGGAGGGATACCAGGACTCGGGGTCTACCCTCGCGCTGGCGAACGCCTACCTCGCTGTAGCGGAGGTCCGGTAGATGGCGACGCCGTCCTACCGGTACGTCCTCTGCGATCTCCTCACCGACCAGTTGCTTGCGGTTCTCCCCCTCACGGGGGTGTCGTTCTCCCGCGCGATCTCCCGGACCGGGTCACTGTCCGCCACGCTGAAGGCCCCCGCGGTCGGCACGTCGGTGAACGGTGTGGTCACGACACCGGAGAAGAACCGGCAACTGATCAACGCCGCGAAGCTGCTGCACCGGTACGCCGGCAGGTCCGCCCTGTGGGTGTACCGGGACAACGCGGTCTGGTGGGGAGGGATCCCGTGGACCGTGATCCCCCGCCAGGACCAGCGCGGATCCGTGGAGGTGTCGGTCACGGGGGCCACGTTCGACTCGTACGCCCACCGCCGGACCCTCCACAAGAACATCGACTACGTGCAGTGGGACCAGAACCAGTTGGTGGCGTCCCTGTGGCAGACCCTCCAGGGGTTCGACACTGGCGGCGACCAGCGCGGCAACATCGGTGTGGAGTGCGGGTTCTTCCAGGACTCCATCCCGAAGTCCACGATCCTGCGTGACCGCACGTACCGGATGGCCGACCAGCCCCGGTTCGGGAAGCTGATCGAAGACCTCGGGGACGTGATCGACGGCCCAGAGCACACGATCGACACCTGGGTGGACGACGCCGGGAACCGGCACAAGACCCTCCGGGTTCAGACCAGGATCGGGGTCATCGACCCGAGGGCTGTGTTCCAGCGGGTTGCGAACGGCGGTGGACGGGTCCTGGAGTGGTCCCACACCGCCGACGCCGTGGACGGGGGAACCACGTTCTGGGCTCGCGGTGACGCCCCCGAAGGCAACGCCGATACCGAGGTGGAGCCGATCCTGTCGACGCGCTACTACGCCCACGATCTCCTTGACGACGGGTGGCCCCTGCTGGACGTGTCCGCGGACTACCAGGGAGTCAAGGAGGTAGGGACGCTCAACCAGTACGCCCAGGCGCTCCGGTCCACCCAGTCCGGTGCGATGCCGTCCTCTGACTATGTCGTCGCGGTCGGAAACACCGGATGGTCACCCAACCGTCTCGGGGACAACGTGCGTCTGAAGCTCACCGACGCATGGCACGACAACACCGACCTCACCGTACGCCCCGTGGCCGTCACCGTCACAGCATCCGAGAAGGGTGTGGACGAGAAGGTCGCTCTCACCTTTGACGCGGAGGCATGATGGCAACCCCCAACGCCGCACGGCATCACGACCTCGAGCAGCGTCTACGGGACATGGATAACTCGATCCGTGATCTCGGGTCCCTCGCGATGGGCCGCAAGATCTCGCCCGTGTTCGCGAAGTCGCAATACGCCGAGGACAATGCCGCCCCATCGTTCGGGACCAGTACCCAAACGTATTGGGCGTCCCCCGCACTCGGCAGGCCCCCGCAGGGCTACTCCATCGCACACATCAGCGTCCAGGTTTCGGCCGGCGCGTCGTTCGGTGCCTCATCCGGCAACCTCACCGTTGCCCCGTACCTGGACTACGACACCGCCTCGGGGAACACGATCTCTGGCCCAGCGATCAACTCGGGAAACTCCAACATCGCCGTGGCCAACTCGTTCTGGTCGTACACGATCACGGGCCTGACTCAGGCTCACTTCATCAACCTTGGGCTGGGTGTGATCCGGGGCGGCGATTCCCCGACGCCGGTGGCTGGGTCGTGTAACTGGCACCTGTCCGCGTCAATCATCTTCCTGCACTAGAAGGGCCCTACACCATGTGGGACTCCATTCTCCCGTACGCGGGTGGCCTCGGGGCCGTGCTCGCGGCCCTGGTCGGCGGTTACGTCGGCTTCAAGAAGCTCCTGAAGGAACTGCGCGGCGACACCCCCGAGGGCCAGGACCCGGCCTCTCTCGCTTCGGTCCTGGCCGTTGCGACCGCCGCCCGCGACGAGGCCACCAGCGCCAAGGAAGCCGCAACGCGCGCCGAAACCAAGGTGGACGCCCACCTCCAGTCGCACGCCGACAACGACGTGCGCCGCCCCATCGTCCGACTCGTTCGAGAGGAACGCTGATGTCCAACGCATCGGGAATCATCAAGGTGGCCAAGGCTGAGGTCGGCTACCACGAGGGCCGCTCCGGTGGCCACTGGAACAACAAGCAGAAGTACTCCCCCGCCGTCCCCTCCCTGGAGTGGTCCCAGAACCAGGCGTGGTGCGCCACGTTCGTCTCGTGGTGCGCCCTTCAGGCCGGCGTCACGACCCTCTACCCGCGCACCGCGTCCACGGACCTCGGGGCCCGCTGGTTCAAGGACCGTGGCCAGTGGTCGGAGTACCCCGCCGTGGGTGCTCAGGTGTTCTTCGGCGTCAACGGCGACATGAACCACACCGGCATCGTGTACGGCTTCGATGCCACGTACATCTACACGATCGAGGGCAACACCAACGCCTCGGGCTCACGCGAGGGTGACGGCGTCTACCTGAAGACCCGAGCCCGCCGTGACTCGTACGTGCAGGGCTACGGCTACCCCAAGTTCACCGAGGGCATCAAGTCGGCTGACCCGAACCCCCCGGTCCCCCAGCGCAAGACCACGCCCACCACCCCACCTAAGAAGGGATCCACCGCTGTGGCTGACGTACCCAACTTCGAGACCCGAATGATCGAGTCCAACACCCGCATGGAGGAGATGCTGCGCGCGATCGGCGCGAAGACCGGCGCGGACATCAAGGGTGCGCTCGCGCGCGCCGACAAGACCAACAAGGACCGGAGGAAGTGACCATGCGCACCTTCATCAAGAAGCTCACGAGCCACAGCGTCCGCGCGTGGCTGTACGGTATCGCTGCCGCGTCCGTCCCGCTCGCGATCGCTGAGGGCTGGATCAGCCCCCAGGCGGCGGTGTACGCCGTCCCCTTCATCGTCGCTCTCCTGAAGGTCACGCCGGACGCCCCGGCCCAGGTCGACCTTCCCGACGTGGAGGTCTGACCGCGTGCACACGGCAACCGAACAGATCCTGCGCTGGTTCGAGACCGGCCACATGAAGCCGGAACTGGCCGCCGTGGTCGAGCCGTTCGCCGAGCTCGCCCGGAAGATCGCCACCACGCTGGAGGGCCCCGAGGCCACCGCCGCGCTGCGGAAGCTCCTCGAATCCAAGGACTGTGCCGTCCGCGCCGCGGTCGTCCAGCTCAACATCCCGTGACGTACGCCCCGCACCCATCCCAGGGTGCGGGGCGTTTCGTCGTTCTACAGCCGGTCCATCGGGGACAGGTCCCGGTGAGCCAACCGGGCTCGCTCGTCCCGTGTCGCCTTCGCGTACCGGGTGAGCATCTGCCGGGAGTCCCACCCCGCGATCTGCATCAGGTCGCCCTCGCCGCCACCGGCACGAAGCCACGAGTCCGCGAAGGTGTGCCGGAACACGTGCGGGTGCAGGTCGATCCCGACCTTCCGGCCGCGCTTCCGGATCGCCTGGTAGGCCCCGTTCCCCGTGAGCCTGCCCTTGCCCGTGGTGCCCAGCCAGAACCACTCGCGTTCGGCGTAGTTCTGTCGCCGCCGCATCCTGAGGTAGCGGTCCAGAGCTCGAGCGGTCGACGCACCGAACGGCAGGTCCAACTCCTTGCGGCCCTTGGTCACGACATGCGCGACACGGTCCCGGAGGTCGGTTCCGTCCACGGTCATGGATACGAGCCCGGAGAGGCGACAGCCGTTGTCCCCGAGGAACATCATCATGGCGAGGTCGCGAACGTCTTGGAACGACCTCGGGTCGCTACAGGTCCCGATCAGCGCTTTGATCTGGTCGGGCTTCAGAACCTGGATGGTGCCGGCCGCCGGGTTGGGCTGCTTCAGGGTGGCGGTGGGGTCGGTGTCGACCTCGTCTTCTGTGCGGCACCAGGAGAAGAACGACTTGATCCCGAGGAAGTGGGACCGTGCGGATTGGGCGGACAGTCTCCGGGTCACGTCCACGACGTAGGCGGTCACGTCGTCGGAGGTGACCTCTCGCGGGTCGTCGGGGCGGTCCTGGGCATCGAGCCATTCGGCCAGCCGGATGGGGCCGTAGGAGTAGTTCTCGAGTGTGCGGGGGCTCTTGTTCTCCGCTTCGAGGGCGAGGAGCCACGACGTGATCAGCCCGTCCCACAGGTCGTGGTATTTGGGCAGCAGAACGAAGGGCCGGATTGCGTCGGTCAT